TCAGCTAAACTTAACTCAAGTAAAGATGGTCCTAATTTTAGTCCCGGTGGGTTGATTGCACTATTAAAACATTCATCAAAACCGTACAAATTCACCACTTTTTTTGTCGAAAGCAATAAATTGATTTCTTTGAACCATTGATGCATAATCCAGGTATTAATATTGTTAGAATGCAAATATTTAACATAGAAATTATAAAGATCCTTATTGTCGGCGTTCTGTATCTTGTTGTCGTTTAGCATACGATTAAAATCTGTATGTACAAATATAAAATATTCAGTATTTTCAAATTGATTAGAATTAATATATGTTATTAAATTTTTTCTAGTTTCCCACCAGCACATTCCAGGAAAACCTTGACCTTGCAATGTGCAATTCATCATACTAGCTAGTATAAATGGCCAGTGGTTAAGATCATCCCGGCAAGCACAAAAACTATCGCCGCCTATGTATATATTACTCATTGTTTACTTTTATAATCGGCTATAGCCGCCTTGACTGCGTCCTCGGCCAGGATTGAACAATGTATCTTTACCGGCGGAAGCGCAAGTTCTTCAGCAATCTCGCTATTTTTGATACTAGCCGCTTGATCCAGTGTTCGCCCTTTGAGCCATTCGGTAACGAGCGAGGAGGAAGCGATTGCAGATCCGCATCCATATGTCTTGAAACGAGCATCTCTAATAATACCATGTTCATCCACCTTTATCTGTAATTTCATCACATCACCACAAGCCGGTGCTCCTACCATGCCGGTTCCCACACCTGCTTCGTCTTTTGCGAACGAACCCACGTTGCGTGGGTTTTCGTAGTGATCTATAACTTGTTGACTATAGGCCATTAGCGTATGTCCTCGGTGTGTTTGTGCCGAATAGATTTTTTAAGTATCTTATACCAAATCTTTTGCTCACGTTTGACATCGTGTCTAAAGATGGCGACATATAACTTACGGCGCAGTTTGCGTAGTTTCATTTTAGTTTGGCACCAATACCAATTGATATTGATTGGTTTGTGGATTAACCATTTGTTGGTAATGATAGCCCACTGGAGGAGGTGCATAACCCGGTTGCGGTACCACCATTGGAGGTTGTGTGTAAACAACTGCAGGCGGTTGCTCAACAACCACTGTGCGAGGTTGTGCCAGTTCGTATCCGATTACTCCGCCAATTAAAGCAGGTGCCACCCAACCGCCACTGTATCCATGATGGTAATAACCACCGCGATAGCAACAGGCTTCGGCACTGGCAGTTAGGCTCAATGTTAGAATGAATAGTGATAGGATTTTCTTCATGATACTCTCCTTGTGTTAAGTATTATAAATTATTTATTGTAAGTTGTCAAGAGTTTTGGTTAGCTGGCGGCACGCTTGGCCATGCTACTCACAATCTTGGATGATTTATCATTATCAAGATCGGTTGCTCCGTCACCGCCGGTGTCAACGGTGTTTTCGGCAGGAGCAAGATAAACGTATTTGTCCCCGGTGTGGGTATCATCTTCAATACGTTTGATCATGCTCTTTACTGTTTCATTGTCTTTTTGCGCTTTGTCAAGAGCAGCATAGTTAAATGCTTCATTTCCGGGAATGGCACGCACACGATTTATCACAGTGTCTACTTTGACACGTGGTGTCACTGCATTGCTTTGTTCAGCTTCGTTGCGCAAATATTCAAGAGCAGTAATCAAACTTGCATCACCGCGGGTGTCAGCCTCGTCCTCGATGGGACTGTTTACCTCTGAGTCAAACTCAGGGTAGTCTTCGCTCTCAAAAATTATTTCGTTAATTCTCATGTTAGCGACGGCCACGTCCTAGAGTTGCACTACCGCCAGCGGCAGCATCAGTTGCATCAAATCCATCTTCAGCGTTGTCTAGGTCGCTTTCGGGAGGAGGTGTTCCGGTATCATCACCCATTTCTGGTGCCATAGCATCTCCGCCTAGACCTGTCTCATCGGGTGCGCCCAAATTCATATTCATATCACCAGCAGGAGCAGCTTCTCCGGCCAATTGTAAAACTGCCTGCTCGGCCTGTTCTTGACTTGATACCACTGCTTGATACAGTGTATCTAGTATTGGTTTAACTGCGGTTTTAAACGCTTCGCTTTGCTCCATACCAATTTGATCACGTATGGTGGCAATAAGAGCCGGTACCTGTTCGTTCTGCATCTTGCCGATTTTTTCCATCATGTCCTGAATCGAGTCCACAATGTCTTGTGCAGCAAGACGTGCTTCACTGGCACCAATTTCACTTTCAAACAAACCTTGTTCGCTGTGTAGCCATTTGTCTAGGCCCTCACGAACCAGCATCAGTTCTACATACTTGGGATTCTTCTCCACTGTATGTGCGCCAAAACTTTTACGAATATTATTCATGTTTTCGTTAATGGCTTTGTGCAGGCGTTGTGCCTTGGCATAAGTCAAATTATCATAGTCTATGCTAAAACCAAAACGGCTTTCCATAACTCGGTTAATTTTTTGAGGTGTAACCTCGGTATGCATTTCAGAGAGTCTCATGTTATAAATCCCATATTTTATTATATTTAGCAGCTAGATAGATTTTTGATATTTCGTTTCGTGCCAATTCCAAGTCTTTTTCGGCTATTTCCAACCTAGAAGTTCTAATATCTACTGTATCATAATCTCGTCTTTTACGGGCTTTGGCTATGTGATTGCGCCAGGCCTGCGTGTCTGTATAGTTTTTATTTATTTCTATATCAAGATTACGGATATTGTCTGCTGCTTTGTACTGTCTTTTGATGGTGTATATTGTGTATAGAACTGCACTGCGTTTGTCTTCAAATGTGTGTACCAAGTTAGCAGTGTTATCAAAAACATCGCATTTTTTATTTGAGTAGGTGCGTAGAGTGTAAGTGCCTATTAGATATCCTGATTTGATGGGTATACAGATTGGTGCGTTGCCTGATTGAATTCGATGCAATTCATTGCGAGTCCAATGCTGAATGTAGTCGGCAGCTAGATCCACCATCTGGCTGACTTCTTGGGGCATGCGGTCCTTAGCGGATTTTCTTTTTGTACGTGATTTGGCCATTGTCATTACGGCGTAGCAGTATGTCTTGTGCCGTTAGTTGATTTGCAATTTCTTGCTCGCGCTCGTTGAGCTTGTTTTTGAATATTGTAGGCTCGTGGTCAAATCGGCCCAATAAGTCAGCTTGTTCATTATTGATCGGTACCGATATGTTGTTAAGTAATTCTACAATTCGCATACTGTTATTTAGTAGCGATGTGTACACCCAAAGTTATTAGGCCAGTGATGAGTACCCCAATAATTGTGGTACCAATTGTGACTAGAGTTTTGTATTGACTACTGTCTTGATTTGATAGTGTAGTCTTGATGTCCACAAGATGGTCTTCAACCTTGTCCATTCTCTGTTCAAGATTTGTTAATTTGTTTTCCAAACTGTTGTACCTTTCAGCGCATAACTCTACGTGCGCCTCTAGGCTTTTCTTTTCAATTTCCGTACCGGCCATTTTGTTCTCGTGGTTAGTCGACGCTTCTAACGTGTGCCTTGATGTGTGCCGTAAAGTGAGCCTAAGTGGTGCCTGAGCATCTATACTCTATTTATTGCTCGTGATGTTGAACGAAATATACGTTTTTAATAGCACCATAAGGATAAAAGATGGGAAGCATGAATCTACCAGTTTCTTCTAGTCCGGTAATGATTGGCACTTGTTCAAAGTCTTGCATTAGCCCGCCAAGCGGTTTGCCGGGTAAATCATAAACTCCTTGACTTTCAATGGCCCAACTCCAAGACCACATTGTGTGTTTGCCTTCAAAATAGTCGCCAAATCGCAGGTCTACAGATACATCTTGATATATTGTGGGCTCGGTTATATGCAAGGGTTGTGTGCGCAGGCTCATGCATTGCAACACTGTTTCCCAATTGCGTTGTTGGTTTCGTTTGACATCGTCGGGTATGCTACTGCGAATAACACGAGTTGGTGTAATATCAACTAGCGTATAACCTGTAAAAAATTGTAAGCCTGGAGCATTCATACAGTATTTAGCAGCCAAGAAAAAAGGCACAAAAATGTGCCTTCATTCTCTGTTTAAAAACTATTAAGCTAGTTTAAAACCGCTTGATGTTACGCTGATACCAGCAGCCCAAATGTTACCAGCAACACCAATGTTACCAGAACTGTTTAGTGCTTGTAAACGTGATGTCAATGCTGTTGCAACTGTAGTTGGTGTAAATGTCTGTGCACCATAACCACTGTTAGCAGGACCTGCACCAGTAGCTTCTAGCAATACGCTAAGTTGATTG